GTTATGATCTCGACCACAGCGGCCTCATTCAAAGCATACGAAATCTTAATTTCCCCTTAATAGTTTGTAGATCAAAATCAGGTGGAGCTCATGTATTTTTATTTACAAAAGAATTTATATCAGCTGCACTCATGCAGCAGACTCTCAAAAGAATTGCAAAAGTTTTAGGATATGAAGGATCAGAAGTATTTCCTAAACAAACAGAAATACTTGTAGAACGTGGGGATACAGGTAATTTCTTAAACTTACCCTACTACAATGAAACGAAAGGACTACGATATGCTATCAACGATACTGGCTCCTCTTGTACACTGGAGGAATTTTATCAGCTCTATGATGTTCACGCGTGCACGGAAGAACAAGTTAAACAAATCAAATACGAAGATAAAAAAATAGAGGAAGCTTTTCCTAGTGGTCCTCCCTGTTTAAACAAGTTAGCATCTGTTGGTTTTGGGGAGGGCTCTAGAAACAATGCATTATTTAATATCGCCGTTTACTATAAACAATCACACCCTGATAGTTGGGAAGATAAAATTGTAGAAGCTAATTTAAAATTTATGGAACCTAAGTTAAGTAATAGTGAAGTTCAACAATTAATTAAGTCTGTAAATAGAAAAGGTTATGACAAATACCGCTGTAAAGATGCACCGATCAATGCGGTATGTCAATCAGGATTATGTAGAACAAAAAGATTTGGAGTAGGATATGGTGAAGAAGAGATGCCTGTGTTGGGTAATCTAACTAAATACAAATCAAATCCACCACAATGGTTTTTAGATGTGAGCGGGACGCGGATCGAATTAAAATCAGAACAATTATATAGTCCACCTTTATTCGCATTAGCTTGTTTAGATCAAGCAAATTTAGTTGTACCTGTGCCAAAACCAAAAGATTGGAAACAGTATTTCTTAAAACCAATGATGCAAAATTTACAGGAAGTAGAACCATTAGAATCTTTAGATCCAATGAATCAACTTACTGGATTGTTACAAGATTGGACTACAAACAGACAATCAGCAAGAACGATGGATGATGTCTTAAATAAATTACCCTTCACAGATGAAAATAAAGAATATACATATTTTAGGATGGATGATTTTTACGCATTCTGTAAAAAGAATAACTGGGACGTAGATAAAATAAAGACAGGTAACTTAATAAAAAGACTTACTGATATCTTTGTTTCAGAAGAAAGGATAAGAATAAAAAAACAACAACCAAGACTGATAAAGATAAAAACAATGAAATCAAACGAAGCATCTATATCTAAGGTGCAATATCACAAGGAGGCATTTTAATGAAAGTAAAACCAATCGGCATAAATTGGAATTTAAGGTACAGACTGGAGAAAGGTAAAAACGAAATATTACAAATGAAAATAGAAATATTAAGAAAAAGGTTAGCAAAATATGAAAACTATAATACTTGGTCCCCCAGGGACAGGCAAGACGACAACGTTATTGAATTTAGTAGACCAATTCATACAACAAGGGATTAGGCCAAGACAGATAGGATACTTTTCTTTTACTAGAAAAGCAGCAAGAGAAGCAGCAAACAGGGCAGCTGAAAAATTTGGTCTGGATGCAGATGAAGATTTAGAAAATTTTAGAACTTTACATTCTTTTGCATTTAAAAGATTAGGAATGACAAAAGAAAAAATAATGACAGCAGAAGATTATAGAGAGTTTGGTAAGATGGTCGGTGTACCAATTAAGACTGGTAAAAATTCAGAAGAAGATGGCACATTTAATTCAGACAATGAATACTTAACTATAATGAATACAGCTAGAGTTAAACGTATGGATCTATTAGAATACTATGACTCTAGACAAAACATATTAGATATAGAAAGAGATACTCTGTATCTGCTATCGGAAGAATTAAAAAGATATAAAAAAGAAAAAGGTCTAAAAGATTTTACAGATTTATTAGAAGATTTTATTGCACAAGAAAACAAACCAAGCTTTGAAGCTTTGTTTATTGATGAGGCGCAAGATTTATCTTTGATACAATGGGAGATGGTTAGATCTATGTGGGTTAATGCAAAAAAAACTTACATAGCAGGTGATGATGACCAAGCAATATTTAAGTGGGCTGGAGCTGACGTAGATCATTTTATAGCTTTGAAAGAAGAAGTAAACGATATTAAAGTGTTAGATCAATCATATAGAATACCTGGTGGACCAATACACGAACTATCACAAAAGATAATTAATAAAGTACAAAACAGATTTGACAAAGATTATAAACCAAGAGCACAGCATGGAGTATTAAAGAGATATTCTGATGTTACGCAAGTAGATATGTCAAAAGGAAACTGGTTGGTCTTATCTTCAGCTAATCATTTTCTTGATGATGTAAAAGATTTGTGTGAACTACAAGGTTGGTACTATCAGCATAGAAGTGTAAACTCTGTGCCACTTAAACTTCTTCTAGCATTAAATAATTGGGAGCATTGGCGTAAGGGAGATTTACTAGGCCACATAGAAATAAAAAATATATATGAATATCTTGGTGCAAATGTATTGCCTGGTTTTAAAACAGGTAAACTTTTACATTCTGAAGATAAATATACTTTAAAAGAGTGTATGGAAAAATATGGTTTGACCACAGATAAAGTTTGGTATGAATCTTTTGATGGTTTAGATACTATCACAGAAAACTACATTCGTAATATGCGGGCGAATGGAGAGCAAATAAATAAAAACCCACGCATAATTATGTCAACAATACATGGAGCAAAAGGAGGTGAAGCCGATAACGTTCTGCTTATGCAGGATCTTACAAATGCAGCGTTGGAAACGATGAGTCATGATCCAGATGAATTACATAGATTATTCTATACTGGAGCGACGAGAGCGAAGCGTGAATTACATGTGTTAGATCCAAAGAATTTTGATCGAGCTTACATTTTATGAGAGATAAAATAATTTATTTAGCAGGATTGTTTGATGGTGAGGGTTGTGTCACTTACAAACAAAGAAGAGAACACAGAAAGGGAAAACCTAGATCTTATCTTTATTGGCAAATTAGAATTGAAATAAATATGATAGATAAAGATACGATAGATTTTGTGGCAGAAACTTTAGGATGTGGCAGTAGAGATTATAGACCTCCATATCCCCACCAAAATTATGGACAGCATAGATGGCAATGCACACATAGAGATGCTTATGAAGTTGCAAAATGTTTAGAGCCATATTCAATAACAAAAAAAGAAAAACTAAGAAAGGTTATAGATCATTATGAAAAGTCTTAAAAAACAAATAGGTGGTTCACACTACCAAAATTTTGTCATCCAGCCCGCAGAATTCATTAACAAGAATAGGTTGCAATTCGCGGAAGGGAACGCTATAAAGTATATATGTAGGCACTCTCAAAAGGGAGGCATACAAGATATAGAAAAAGCAATACACTATCTTGAGATGGTGAAGGAGAGAGACTACAAGTGAGAAGCACACAAATACCTCTATTTACCCCTGAAACAGAATGGGTCATGCCAGATGAACTAAAAGATCTGCGTGGTGCCAAAGAAATAGCGATAGACTTAGAAACTAATGACCCTCACCTGAAAGACCTAGGATCTGGTAATGTGACAGGAAAAGGGCACATTGCTGGCGTTGCGGTGGCCGTAGAAGGCTGGTCAGGCTATTATCCGGTGCATCATGAGCAAGGTGGTAATATGGATAAAAATTTGGTGTTTGGGTGGCTAAAAGATCTGTTTAATCAACAAGATACGACCTTTATTTTTCACAATGCTATGTATGATATTTGCTGGTTAAGGTCAGCAGGGCTTACCATAAAAGGACCCATAATGGACACTATGATAGCAGCGTCCTTAATTGATGAAAACAGATTATCTTATCAGTTAAATACGTTATCAAAACATTATGTTGGTATTGGTAAAGATGAAAAAATTTTAATAGAAGCTGCAAAAGAATATGGATTAGATCCAAAGGCAGATATGTGGAGATTGCCTCCAATGTTTGTAGGTCAATATGCAGAGAGGGATGCAGAGGCAACACTAAAACTTTGGCAAAGATTGAGAGTAGAATTATATAATCAAGAGTTAATGGATATTTTTAATTTAGAAACAAGATTATTTCCTTGTCTTGTTGATATGAGGTTTAAAGGAGTGAGAGTTGATTTAGAAAAAGCACAAAATATTAAACAAAATTTAATTAAAAGGGAAGAAAAAATTATACAAAATATTAAAAAAATGACTGGTGTTGACGTAGAAATTATGGCAGCCAGAAGTATAGCAAAAGCTTTTGATAAATTAAAACTTCCATATGATAGAACTGAGAAAAGTAAAGAACCAAGCTTTACAAAAAACTTTCTACAGAATCATCCACACGAATTAGCAAGATCAATTGCAGAAGCAAGGGAATTAAACAAAGCACACACAACATTCATAGATTCTATTACCAAACACGAACACAATGGTAGAATACATGCAGATATAAATCAGATTAGATCTGACCAAGGTGGTACGGTTACAGGTAGATTTAGTATGTCTAATCCAAACCTACAACAAATACCTGCAAGACATCCCGAACTTGGCCCAATGATTAGATCTATATTTATTCCAGAAAAAAAACATGTTTGGGGTTCATTTGACTACTCACAACAAGAACCTAGAATTTTAGTGCATTACGCAAAACTACAAAATTTAGAGGGAGTTGATGAAATTGTAGACGCATACAACGCCGGAGACGCTGATTTCCATCAGGTCGTGGCCGATATGGCAGGCATAAAAAGAAAGCAAGCTAAGACGATTAATTTAGGTCTTATGTATGGGATGGGTAAAAATAAATTGATGGCTGAACTAGGTTTGATGAAAGAGTCAGCAGAGAAATTAATTAGGCAGTATCACATCAAAGCACCTTTTGTAAAAAAACTTATGGATAATGTATCTCGTAAAGCAAATGACAGAGGTAAGATCAGAACTTTATTAGGTCGTGCGTGTCATTTTGATTTATGGCAGCCAGTGCAGTTTGGTGTGTTCAAACCCTTACCATTAGAACAAGCAAGAAAAGAATATGATGAGCCATTAAAAAGAGCATTTACTTACAAAGCATTAAATAAATTAATACAAGGATCTGCGGCTGATATGACAAAAAAATCTATGGTAGCTTTATATGAAAATGGTATAATACCACACATACAGATTCATGATGAGGTAGATATCTCTGTAGAGTCTGACAAAAAAGCAGAAGAAATAATACAGATTATGGAAGCTGCTGTTGAATTAAAAGTCCCTAACAAGGTTGATTATGAGAAGGGAGAGAATTGGGGTGAAATCAAATAATAATGGCATACTTAAATGCAAACATACCAGCAACCTATGCACAAATAAGGAGAGAGTATTTATATGACCTTAAAAAACATCACGGAGAAGTTGAAGACTGCATTATCTTTGGTTTATCGAGTCTTGGTGGGCGTGCTATCCTTTTTCATGGAATTATGGAAAATGGAGCTATCTACTATCGTCTACCGATATCTGCGTTTATTCAAAGAGGCTTTGACCCAAAGGACGTTCCTAAACGTAGACTTGATGAGTTGGAGCTTTGGAATTCTTTCTCTTACTATCCTACTGTTACTTCTTGGAATATTTTAAGCGCAGCTTCAGGTAAATACATTGGTAAAGATAAAAAATGGCATCATGGTAGATATCTATTTACAGTTGACTGGGCCCATCCAGATGGTAATATACTAGACACTGATCATTCAGAGATCCCGCACGAACACAAGTGCGCTCACATAATTGCTCTCGATGATGGCAATTTTGCAGCACAACCTAACAACAGATGTATTTGGGATTTACCTTCTTTTACCGTGAAAGATAATATTCCAGATTGGAAAGTGCAAACAAGTGAGTGGAACGTGGAGGATACTGGTAAATGGAAAACAGAAGACACGGATAACTTCTTCTATGAAATTGAGGAAAAAAAAGATGTATAAAAAATTTATAGAGCCAATTTGGTTTTGGTTCAAAAAATGGGCTAGAAAAATTAAAAGTTATTTTATTAAATAATTCTTATCGGCCGTATAAGATAGAGTGTGTTGGGAGACTAACACACTCGGTACTAAAATTATGAAAACAATACCTGACGCAATAGACGATACAATAAGATTAATTAGAAGAACAATAAAAACAATTAAAAACATAATAGACGTACCTTTATCTTGGATAGAAGTTATAGGTAGTAAAATGAATGTCTATGCATGGAACAAAAGATGGGGAAATAGGGAAAAAGGCTATGGCTACAGAGACGAAGACTTGTAAAGATTGTTATCACGAGTGTCATTGCGACGAGGACTTACACGCTGATGAGTATGGGGTGTGTGTTTGTGAGGAGTGTAAATGTTAACAAGGGAGTCCAGATATGAAATGGATAAAAAAATTATGGAATCGTTATGTACAATGGTTGTTTGATGAACATAACCCAAACAAAAAAAAGTAATTTATGGCGTTAAAAATTTCTGAGTCCGCATCCGTACAAATGCCAATGAAGACGGTTGCTAGTTTGATCGCGATGGTTGCCATCGGGACATGGGCTTATTTTGGCCTGCACGAAACACTCAACAATCACGCCACAAAAATAGAATTAATGCAAAAAGATTTAGAACAAAACACAGAGTTTAGAATTAAATACCCACGTGGAGAATTAGGTCAATCAGCTGGAGAGGCAGAACTTTTTATGATCGTAGAGCATGTTAGTGGTTTATTAGAGGATGTAGAAGTAGAAATTAAGGGTATGAGAAACAATGCCGTTAACATAGAATTTTTAAAGAAAAGAACAGAGAAGTTAACAGAGGATGTAGAGAAGTTAATTAGAAACGGAAGTGGTCATCAATAATGAAAAAAAATAAATTATCTAGATTTGAATGGGTAAAAAAGAATATAGTAATTGTTCCTGTTGTGGCAGCCATATTAGCTGGAACATTTACATCAGTTAGATATGTATTAAGTTTAACTGATACTATTGAAGCAAATAAACAAACTATCGTTAATTTATCAAGAGATTTAACAGTAGCAGAAGATAAGTTGACAGAGGTTGCTACAAGATTATCTGCAGCTGAAGCAACGTGGGAGATGGCAGAAAATTTATACAGACAATTAGCAGATCAAGTAAGGGAACATGCATATGATATCAAAGATCTTAACAGGTAATTTTTTTTGGATTGTTTTCTTTTTGTTTATAGCCACATCAGTACAAGCTAGAAACGAGTATCTTAACAACGGTACAAACACTTGCGCGCAGGGAAGTTTTGATGTTTCTATAGAACAAAGAGAAGATCAATATAACTACAATCATTATAGTCCTAGTAATAATTATGAAAACACTGAGGATGATAGAAGTGTAAGACTTACGTGGAGAAAGTATTTAGGCACAGCATGCACAGATGAGTTTATTGCTGAACAAGAAAAGCAAATGAAAATTAAAACACAATTAGAAGTTATCAAGGAGTGTAAAAGAGTGCCTAGAATTAATCCTCCTCCACCAGAGTTTGCTGAATTAATTAATATGTGTATGAAAGTTGGTGTAATATCGCCATCTAATTTTGTTGGAGACAGAGACTTTGACCCAAAAGTAAGTTACTGGACAGTATTAAAAGAACAATATATGAAGGAGAATCCAGATATAATAACACTGGATAATTATAAAAAATGACAGAAATTGTATTCGCACTTATCTTAACTTTAAACGGAACGATGATAGAACATGTATATAAACCAAACCTCAGCGATTGTTTAAAGTCCAAAAGGATAGCCCAGAACGAGGTAAATCCTGAGAGAGTTGTGTTTTCTTGTAAAAAAGTAAAAGCTCACACAGAGATATACATGGATCGGAAAAAGATCATTAAGATAATTGAAAAAGCCCAATAAAAAAAGAAATCCAATAGCAAGACAATTAAAACACTTTACTTCAAAAGTTTTTAAGAATAAGAAAAGATATGTCCGACGAAAAAAAATGGAAACAGAGAGTTTTAGAGACTGAAATCGTATCGGGGCATTGTCCTGAATGCAATATGTACACTATCTTAGTTGGTTTAGATAGATCTTTTTACAGATGTACAAACTGCGGATATGACGTTGAGCAATGGGTAAATGGTGTGATTAAATACATGAAGGTAGATAAGAACACCAAGATAACTATGATCAACGATGGCAAAGATTAAAGGTTTTTTAAATAAGTCAGTACACGAACCTATTTTTCACAAAACGTCAATCGGACGTAGACCTAGTTTACAAAAAATGAACAAGCATAAACGCAGGTCGCATAAGCCCTACCGGGGACAAGGCCGTTAGTGTTTTTAGTAATCTTGTTTGGAATCATTCTAATGTACATATGAAATTTATAATTATTTTTAGTATCTGTTCACAACTTTATGGCACGTGTCTCCCACCTACAACACATAGTGACATTTATGCAACACATTACGAATGTGCAACTACAGGTTATGGCATAGCCCAAGCAATGATGGCACAAATGGGGCAACATCGTGTTAACAATGAGCAGATCGTAATTGGTTTTAGATGTGAACCCAGATTGGACACTTAATTGTTGCCGTGAGCAAGAAAGCTCACGGCAAACAAAAGGTGTGAGAAGAGACCACTAGAATACAATAAAAATTATTTTCTTGCAAGTCTTGTTTTTTTAATATAGTTTCCCATATTAATGATAAGAAAACATAACAATAGAAAGGATAATAATGCGTTATACATATAAAGTTAGAGAACTTAGCTCAGACAAACCAATAGAAGAAATGCAAGCAATGTCTCTAAAAAAGTTAAAAGCAAAGTTAGACCACGCAAAAGAATATAGTGTGGAGTACATAAACAAAAAAGGCAACTTCATTGTTGCTACAATAAAAGGAAAGGAGAACAATGGCTAATCCAAAATATCATAAGTCAGTATCAGTGCCAAAGCCCGCTTGGGACAAGGCTAATTTTTTAAAAGATAAAATTATATTAGATACTGAGTTAAGTATAAGTAAAGTAATAGAAAGTCTAGTTAACAAAGAAGCAAAAAAACATGGCTACAAAAATGGAAAAGCGGACTAAAATATTTTGTCCAAAGTGTAAAGGTAATGGATTCTATCGAGTCCCTTATCACCTGGCAGAAGAAGAAGTCCATGCACAATGTGAAGATTGTGATAGAACTGGGGAACTCTGGATTGAAGATAATCTAGAACCCCATCAACTAAGAGAGAAAGGTGTAATATGAAGAGAAAGAAAGTAAATATAAGTTATATAGCAGGTTTATTTGATGGTGAAGGATGTATCACCACAAGTCAAATTATGAAATATAATTATCAAATGAAGAAAAGATATATGTGTACAACTATAAGGGCAGAGATCTCTAATACAGACTTTGGTTTAATTGATGATTGTTACAAATTCTTTGGTAAGATAGGACATGTCTGTAATATCAAACCAAGAATCACCGTGATTGGAAATAAAACAAAACCTCAAAAGCGTTGGCAACTTACACATAGACAAGTAGAAAAGGTATTGAAGAAACTATTACCTTATTTACGTAATAAAGATAAAGTTAAAAAAGGTAAGTGGGTATTGAAACATTATGCAACATAAATCTATGTCTCAAATGAACAAGGAAAGAAAAAGAAAAGGAAAGAAGAAAAAATATAATGCAGTGTACGCGTATGGTGCAATGCTTAAACTTTTTAGAGAAAACTATGTCAATAAAACAAAAGATAAAATTTAAACAGGTTGACCGGGATAGGGGTACACATTCTGCCAAAGGCGTTTCACTGGACCTAAGCGATGATCCGAAAGGGGAGCGACGAGGCCCGGCGGTAGAGGAGACGAGTACCGAGCGCGACGGAGATCTCCCTACCGATATGATTCGGTTTGAAGAACACTCGGAAGAAGAGTATCGAGCCCACTTAAAAAAATTTTTTAAGGGAAACGATGAAACATAATAATTCTTACATCTATCCGAAGACCGTTAGAACAACGATCGACGGTAAACGACACTATGACATCGATGGTGGTAAATGGAAACTACCTAGTGTGACTACGATATTGGGTGCCACACAGTCAGCCGAGAAGCGCGAATCGTTGGCCAACTGGCGTAAACGAGAAGGCGAGGAGAACGCAGCGAGGATCGTGGCTACATCTGGTGCCAGAGGTACAGCGATGCACAAGATATTGGAAAAATATATTTTAGAACAAGGTTATCTGGACCAAACAGAAGTAGGTAAAGAAGCACACAACATGGCTATAAAAGTTATACAAGAGGGGCTTTGTAATGTTTCAGAATATTACGGGTCAGAGGCAACCTTATATTATCCTGGGTTATACGCAGGACAAACAGATTTAATTGGATTACATAAAGGTGATCTAGCAGTAATAGACTTCAAGCAAACTAATAAACCAAAGAGACGTGAGTGGATTGAAGATTATTGTATACAGTTAGCAGCTTATACAATGGCACACAATTACGTATACCAAACAAGTATTAGTAAAGGTGTGATTATGATGTGCAGTAAAGACAACTTCTATCAAGAGTTTATTATACAAGGACTTGAGATGAGAAAGTATATGCACAAATTTTTAAAACGAGTGGATGAATACTACGAAGAACTGAAAGGAAAAGACTAATGAGAGTAAGAGACTTTCAACAAATATTGGGTAAGTTTACTAACAATGAGAAAGGCACAATTATATCAGATTGTCCTATATACATTGAAACTATGGATGGTAGACTAGAAGAAATAAGAAAGGTAGAGTTACAAGAGAGCAGACTTATCAACTCTCCAGAACCCGCAAGAGTTGTAATTAAGGCAGAATCTATGAAGAGATTTATGTCCCCAACTTTTAAACAAAGTTAATTGGGTGTTCTTATTTTGGACACAATTTGGACACAATTTAGACCAAAAATACAACTTAGTGTTGCATAAATACAACACATACTGTGGCAAAAATGTGACACTGACCACCATAAGAGAAATATTGGGGGCATTGTTTTTTTTTCAGAGTAAAAAAATATGGCGTGGTCACGTGGTCAAAGAGGCTTTTTTGGACTATAAGTGTTGGTATAAGCGAATAGTAGCACTACCAAGACAGCGTTTTTGCGTGGTAGGGCGTGGTCAGAGTTGGTATTCGGCGCGCGCGACCCTTTTTGTTTTTTTTAAAACTTTTTTTGCCCAA